TTTTTTTCCACTTGATCATTCTGGGTTGAGTACTTTTTGTTAACGCGGAAAACCAGGAAAACCGCGGTGAGGCTTATCTACTCCCCTACACAGAAACGTCGACAGCGACTAAAGACTCGAAATGAGTGTCCCATAGGGCCCTTGGCAACTTGGGCGCGATGAGAGGTTCGCCCCGACCCCGTCGGTTGACCCGCTTGAAGCCCAGGATACCGTCACAAACGGACGCGTAACACTGGACCAAATCGGGTTCCCACACACCGTAGACCTTGTGCAGGAACGAGCCAAGCTCGTCAGGGTCGATGGTTTTAGCATCGGTGGTCATGTCCTTCAATTCCTGTGCAGTGTATTTGTACGCCATTGCCTGATTCCTCATATCAAGGTAGGGTGTACTAGTCATCTGCTCTGCCGTCTCCAAGAGAATTGTGCGAAGACTGGCAATGTGTCGGTGCTCGTAGGCGGCTGAAAGAAGCTTGCCGCCCATGTAATCGTCATCGCTCACCGCCTTATTGTAGTTACTGCGGACGGGGAGCTTAGCCAACACACGGCCAAATGAAGGCACTGGTAACGTCTTACTGACAGTCGGGACGAAGCGCTTACGTAAGAACGTAACTTGCTCGCGGAGGTCAACGGTTTTCGCTTCGCTCTTCATCCCACTGCTCGCCGCCACGGTATCGAACGCTTGCACAAGGCGCGATCGATCCTGCTCCGTGAACGTCATTTCATCGTCACCATACACAAACGAAGTGGACTTCGTGATTCCAGCTTGCTCAAGCGCAGCGAGTGTGGTGCAAGCGTTGACGTAACCGTTGCCTGTGGTGGTAGTCACCTCCCCAGACCAGCGTTGTCCCCGCACTCGACCCTTGACACCGTAGCGCGTGAATACCCTCACGCTGGTGTTCTGAGCAAACTCACGAACGAACCACTTCGGTGCGCCAAGTTTATAATAAAACATGGCTTCATGCTTCCGAACAGCGGCGGGCTGAGTGCCGTCGTTGTTCTTGAAATCATTCTCAAATGCTTTGCCCGGGGTGTGGTGCACGAGATCAGCAATCTCGTCAGCGGATAGCCCAACGCAGTAAAGGACTTCGTTCCCAGTGTTCTTGGGGTTCCTGCGATTGAGCTCTTCCGCGATACGGCGAGATAGATAGAAAACGACTGATCCCATGACAAGGTTGTACATGTCACCGCCCTGATAGACGATGCGTGGCTGGGATCCGTCGCTCTTTACCAACACCTCAGACTTAGCAAAGACAGTCTTGTCAGTG